CATCGGCAGCCGCTTCGTAAACTCTTTGAACTGCTTCCAACATATTAGTAGCGTTTAAAGGAGTTCCTACTGGAGTACCTGAACCGAAAGCCGCAGTGTTTGCGTTGATGTAAGAAGCACCAAGAACCGCATCTCTGAATCCGTTAAAGAAAGCGTAGTTTCCAGTACCGTCAGCCAAAGAAGAAGTCTTTGTAAGTGGGTTAACCGACTTCCAAATCATCTTCTCTAACTCAGCCGCAATCTTGCTTACTAAGTAATCAGAAAAGAACTCCTCGAAAGGAATAGCTTCTTGGTGCGCTCCGCTTGGAAGTTGAGTTCTAAGGTAGATAGCCTCCAATTCTTTCGGGCAGAACTCCATGTTCAATTTCAATTTCGCTGGGTCGATGAATCTCTGAGTCAGAGTAATGTCTCCGCTTTCGTTCCAAGCGCAACCGCTTCCGTCTTGGAAGGTTACGTCAATATCAGCTAAGTTGATAGCACTCTTGCCTTTTACGTTTAGTTGCTTTTCAGCAAGTGCCATAGTTGGCGAAGATGTTAACGCCTTCGCGATTAGCGGGTAATTCTGCTCCTCAATGTAAGCCTGAAGTCCGCTTGTTAGTGGTGATGGTGAAAATCCCATTGTTTAAATATATTTTTTGGTTTATTTTTTAGTAATAGACGCTCGCATTTTTTCTGCGATTTCAGCGTAGTTTGTTCCTTTGTTGAAAGGGTTAGGCACTTTCTTTGTAGGTGCTTCCTTTGGAGTAGCCGCCATCTTCTCAACTATATCAGTCATAAGACTAACCGCTTTCTCGATGTCGCTCACTTTGTCATTCTTAGCAAATGAAGCCGCATCAATCTCTGACTTGATAAGGTTGGAAACTGCTCCCAAGATGTCCTCTTTAAAAGAGTCAGCATCAAACGCTGGTACTTCTGCGCTCATTTCTTCTTCTTTCTCTTCGTCTTTTGCCTCTTCCTCAACTTCTTCAGCTTCAGGCTCAAGAACTTCAACGATAACGCCTTCTTCAGTTCTTACAACTTCACCGCTTTCAAGTTCGTGTTGTCCGTCAGGTGCTGGTACAATCTCGCCATCTTCGCCAACTACTGACAAAGCCGCTCCGATTTCTAAAGACTCATAACGAATAATTGTTCCGTCGATTAACTTAGCATCAACGAAAGCCTCTTCGGTTGTTTCGCTGAACAATAGTTTTTTGATTTCGGGAAGTTTTGCCCCGACCATTTCTGAGATGTTCATAGGTTGCTTTTTTTATTAAATAGATATTCTTTTATATTGTGCCACTTAGGAACGAAGAGCCTTCTCGATTTCTTCGATAATCATTTTGTCAACGTCCATCTTCCGGGACTCGCTGAATACGCCCTCCACGCTGAAGCCGTTGAAAGTGCCGTCCTTTACTTGCGCCCAAACGTCATCGTTATCTACCTTATAAGATACGAACCAGCTTCCGTTCGGTGCTTTGTCGAAACCTTTAGGCGTTGGCTTCATTTCGTCAATTAGAAAACTCTCAAACATAAACACACCATCGACCTCTGTTTCGTGGTCTAAGTTGGTTGCGTTGGTCTTGCCTTCTTGCATAAATTTATATGCAATCTTCCGAATCGAATCCGAGTCAAAGACAACGTAATACTCGCGCCCGTCCTCGTCCTTTCGATAAATTGGATAGTCGGCAACCATTGCCATACCGCTAACGATTCTCTTCTCTTCGTTTAGTGCGAACTTGTGCTTCTTATTGAACGCCATCCAGTTTCGTTCTATTGCTGGATTGTCAACAAGTGAAATTGCATCGAGTCCCGTTTCGTGCTCGTCATCTATTGTTAGGTATATTACTGGTAGTTTTTCCATTATCCTCCGAATGTTGCTTGTGATTCAATTTGATTTACATTATTCTGATTGCCCGTTACTTCAGTCTCCACGACAAAGGCTTGAATTGGTGCGAGTTGGGCTTGCTCTACTCCTCCGAGTTCTGTTGTTCCTGAAGTAGCTTGTTGAACTGCTGGGGCAGATGTTACTTGTGGGGCTTGTGGTGGTGGTGCACTTGCTCCCCCAACATCTGCGCTATTAAGAGTCGTTACTGCTGAAGCAATACCCGCGACAACTGCCGCGACTCCAGTAGCTATTGCGACAAGGTTTCCCGGATAAGGTACGCTTTGCGCCTGAGCAATCGCCCCGACTATTGCCTTTGCCGTGTCAATTGCAATTTGAGCAACTGCAAGTGTCTTTTGAAGTGCGACCGCCTCCTTTGAATTGTTGCCACTTGCCGCGACAAGTTGGTCAATCGCTCCGAGAATAGAACCAGCCGCAGTCATTCCGTCCATTCTCAACTTCTTCTTGTCCTCCTCCGCTTTCTTTACATCAGCAACCGCCTTATCTTCAATTGCCTTTTTCTTCTTTGCTTGTTCTTCAAGTGCCGCAAGTTCTTTGTCTTTGAACTCTTGACGTATCGTTTGAATTTCTTGGTCAGCTATTGCCTCAAGATTCTTTCGCAACTCAACCTCCGCAATGGAATCGCCTTCAATTTTGGCTAATTTATTAGCAAGTGCAAGTTCTGCCTCTTGAATCTTTCTTTGTTCTTCGTCTTGTATTAAAGCAATTCTTGATTCTTTTAGTTGCTCAAGTAATTCAAGTTCTTTTTTGTTTGCCTCTTCAAGTCGCTTCTGTTCGTCCGTTGCTCTTTTTTGCCTCTCCGTTTCAATCTCTCGCTCAAGGCTATTAAGTTCCGTTTTTAATCTTCTGTTAAGGTTTAAAGAACTAAGCTGGACTTGAGCAACTTTTGCCTCTTGGTCTGCAACCGCCTGAAGAACTTTTTCGTCCGACTCGTTAAGAGCCGCTTGTTCCTTCATTATGCGTAGCTTCTCCTCTTGGTTTGCAAGTTCTCTTGTGGTTAAGTCTCCTTCAAGTGCTGCGGCTTCTTTTAGTTTTTGAACCCTTTCTTCTGCTGACTTTGTTTCGTCCTCTGCAATCAATCGAGCCTCTGCAATTGTCTTTAATGTTTTAGCGCGTTCGACTCCGAGTTCTCGTTCTTGAACCTTGACTTTGTTCATTGCTTTCTCTAAAGCAATAGCCGCCTCAACGTCCTTTTTAATCTCATCTCCCAAGCCAGTAAAACTCTTTTTTAGAGTGTCAACCGCCCCCGAAAAATCACCGCTAAAGAACTTAACAAACGACTCCCCAAGCCCTACCATTACATCCTTAACTACTCCAATTGCCGCACCAACTGCCGCCATAGCAATTCGGAGTTTTTGCGCTCCTCGTTCTGTCTCTGTAAAGTATGCCACAAGTGAGCCAATAATAACAACCAAAGCACCGATTCCAGTAGCCATTAAAGCAACCTTCAAAGACTTGAGAGCCATTACTCCGCTTTTAATACCTCCGACAAAAGACTGGAAAGCTGAAGCTGCCGCACCTATCGGACCGGGTAGTGCAGACGCTTGTTTGCCAGCCGCATCAAAACCCCCTTTAATTTGGTCTGAGGATTTCTTGGCTTGTTTTTCTACGCCTTTAAGTTCGGTCTTGACCTTGTTTAAATTCTTGTCAGCACCTTTAACCGCAACGTCTACCTCAATTGCAACCTTTGTAGCCATTATGCCGGGATAAGTCTATAAGTAACGTGTAGTTCTATCTCATCTCCTCCAGCCGTAGGGTCGCCCGTTTCAATCGTAGCCGTCAAGGCTTTATTTTCAATCAATTGAGTATCTGTTGCTGAGGTCGCTTGTACTGCTGACATCTTCCAAAAAGCTGGAACGGTTGTCAGCAGAATCTTGGCATTGTCAAATTGTGCATCTGTTGCCGTATCGGTCAATAGTTGCAAGTTCAGATTTGTTGCATAAGGAACGAACCTCGATTCGTTTCGAACGCTTGCGGAAATAACCTCAATAGCGTAACCGCTAACCGCCCCGACCAAAGTGATAGGCGTAGTGTTTAGGGCTAAGACTTGAGCCTTTGTTAGTGTGACCTTTACCGAGCCGCCTAAACAACTTACTCCGTTATCGTCTCTGCTCCAAAGAACCCCATCAGCTTGGTTATAAAATAGTTCGCCCTTGTAAATGTCAGTAGCTATCCAAGTGCCATCAGTATGGTCGTTTGAACTTGGTACGGTTGGAACGGTTGCCGCACTGGTTGACCGTTTAATTTTTATTCTTGAATCTTGTGTTGCCATTAGTTTTCTCCGCCTTCTATTATGTAAATAGCACTTTCGCTGAATTGTGTCTGTACAATGTTCTCGCCTCCGTCAACTGTGAAGATGTTAGTGCCTCCGTTTAACGCCCTAACGGTGTTCTCTCCGCCCTCTAAGATGTCGCGGTTCTCTTGCTCCTTACCGTTTACAAAGGTCACGTTTG